ATTACGAAAGCGGTATCCTGGACGAAGAATACGTTATTACATGGCTGGAGAATATGGTGAAAACTTTGGCCGTCCGCATTGGCACGCATGTATCTTCGGACTCGATTTCGATGATAAGAAATTATGGAAACGGACTACCGCTAATAGTCTCTTATATAGATCCAAAGACCTTGAATTACTCTGGCCATTTGGTTATTCCTCCATTGGAGACGTTACTTTCGAATCCGCAGCCTACGTGGCTCGATACATTATGAAAAAGGTAACAGGAAAAAACGCAGAACAATATTATACTGAAATTGACCCTGAATCAGGGGAAATAACTACACGTAAACCCGAGTTTACGAAAATGAGCCTTAAGCCTGGTATAGGTTACGAATGGTATAAAAAGTACACTTCCGATGTGTACCCTCACGATTATGTTGTAATTCGTGGAAAAAAAGTCAAACCCCCAAAATATTATGATAAAAATTACAAAATTGATAATCCTTATGAGTTTGACGAACTACTTTACTTCCGAGAAAAGTCTGCTAAACTAAACTTTGAAGATAATACGCCTGAGCGTTTACTTGTTAAGGAACAAGTAACTCAGGCAAAACTTCAAAAACTTAAACGTAACCTCACTTAAGGATATTCCTCATGAAACTAGTACTATGTTCTGTAAAAGACCGTGCAGCTGATGCTTATGGTCGTCCTATGTTTGTTCCTTCAATTGGCGTAGCTATAAGGAGCTTTAGCGATGAAATCAACCGAACTGATCCTGACAACCAGCTTGCTAATCATCCTGATGACTTCGATCTTTATGAATTAGGCGAATTTGATGATAATTCAGGATTATTTGCTTTACATGATCAACCAAAACTAATATCCTTAGGAAAACAGGTAAAAATACCTAAGGAATGATTTAAACAAACCGACTCAAAGGTAGTATCTTTGGGTCGGAATAATACAGGAGCTTAAAAACCATGCATCGTAACCAATCAGTAGATGTGCATCAATTTACTATGATTCCTAAGGCTGATATACCTAGGAGTTCATTTGATTGCCAATCAACACATAAAACAACTTTTGATGCTGGATATCTTGTACCTGTATACGTAGATGAAATGCTCCCAGGCGATACATTTCGCCTGAATATGACTGCATTTGCTCGTTTGGCGACACCTCTTTATCCAATTATGGATAATATGCATTTAGATTCATTCTTCTTTTTTGTTCCCAATCGACTTATTTGGTCGAATTGGCAAAAATTTATGGGTCAACAAGCGAATCCAAGTGATTCGATTTCTTATGTTGTACCCCAACAAGTATCACCATCTGGTGGATACGCTATAGGTTCATTACAAGATTACATGGGATTACCAACTGCAGGCCAAGTAACTGCAGGACAAACAGTATCGCATTGTGCATTTTGGCCACGTGCTTATAATTTGATTTATAACGAGTGGTTTAGGGACGAAAACCTCCAAAATTCTGTAGTTGTAGATACTGGAGATGGACCAGACACAGTAGCAAATTACACACTATTACGTAGAGGCAAACGCAAAGACTATTTTACTAGTGCTTTGCCATGGCCTCAAAAAGGTACATCAGTAACATTACCATTGGGATCATCCGCTCCAATTAAATTTCAAGCTTCAGTATCTGACAGTGTTAATGGTAAGTTTGTAACAAATTATTACAACGCAAGTGGTCAACAAATTGCTTACGGAAATACCTCTGGTACTTTTACTGGCAATATTAATGGAGCTGTAAATTATGGTTTATATGCGGATTTATCTACAGCAACTGCAGCAACAATTAACCAACTTCGCCAATCATTTCAGATTCAAAAACTTTTGGAACGTGATGCTCGCGGAGGTACACGTTATACTGAAATTATTCGCTCACACTTTGGTGTTATTTCTCCTGATGCTCGCTTACAGCGTCCCGAGTACATCGGGGGTGGATCAACCAATATTAATATTAATCCGATCGCTCAAACATCGGGTACTAACGCTAGTGGAACTACTACCCCTATGGGCACACTTGCTGCTATGGGTACTGCCTTGGCTCATAACCATGGCTTTACTTATTCGGCTACTGAACATGGTGTGATTATCGGGTTAGTATCAATCCGTGCCGATCTTACATATCAGCAAGGCCTTGCTCGTATGTGGAGTCGTTCAACCCGTTATGACTTCTATTTCCCAGCTTTTGCCACTTTAGGTGAGCAAGCTGTACTTAATAAGGAAATTTATGTTACAGGTACTTCTGGGGATAATGATGTATTTGGCTATCAAGAACGCTGGGCAGAATACAGATATTATCCTAGCCGCATTTCAAGTTTGTTCCGTTCTACTGCTGCTGGAACTATTGATGCCTGGCATCTTGCACAAAAATTCACTTCTACACCTACGTTGAATACAACGTTTATACAAGACACACCACCAGTGAGTCGAGTAGTAGCAGTGGGAGCAGCTGCAAACGGACAACAATTTATTTTTGATAGCTTTTTTGATTGTAAAAAAGCACGACCAATGCCAATGTACAGCGTACCTGGCTTAATTGATCATTTCTAATGTTAGGCGCTATATTAGGAGCAGCAGCTACAGCGGCTGGAGTTGCTACAGGCAACCCAGCTTTAATTGCTGCGGGTGTATCTGGTGGATTATCTGCATTTGGTCAAGAGAGAACTAACGCACAAAATGCTCAGTTAGCTAGAGATCAGATGGCTTTTCAAGCTGAGATGTCTAACACTAGTTATCAACGAGCAGTGGCTGATATGAAAGCAGCTGGATTAAATCCAATGCTTGCATATATGCAAGGAGGAGCTTCGACTCCTGGAGGCCAAACTGCAGTCATGCAAAATGCATTAGGAGCTGGAGCAACAAGTGCATCACAAGGATATCAAACTGCATTAAATGCAGCTTTGAATGTCGCAGATATAAAGTTAAAAGGTGAACAAGCTGGAGCTGCTGGATCGCAAGAAGATTTAAATAGAGCAAATATGAATTTGGCTCTTGTAGAAGCAGCTAATAAATCTGTCCAATTACCTGGACATCAGCAATTTGTGAATCAAGTTGCATCACAAATTAAATTAAATAATGCTATATCTGCAAGTAACAGCGCTAATGCTGCTAAAACAACTGCTGAAATGTCTGAATCTATTGCTATCGGCAAAGTGTATGAAGGTGAAAAAGGTAAATATATTAAAGGTGCAGAAAGAGGAGCCGAAATATTTAAAGATATTGGTATAGGAGCTTCTTCTGCAAAATCAGCTATTAAACCTAATACATCTAATATGTTTAGACCGCAACAACCAGATAGTAGACCCAGTTCAAATAGGAGATAAAAATGTCAAAAAACGCTGTTTTTTTACGTACACCATATAACTATGATAGAGATGCTGCAACCAATGAGTCAGGTTTGGCTTGTGAGGAGCCATCCCTGGCTCAGCAGCATTTCAAAGACGAATGTGATATTAATAATATCCTTCGTCAATTCAATATTACAGGGCTTTTACCTGAAAGCCCATTAAGCCCCCGTTACGGGGACTTTAGCGGTATTAGTGATTACCATACCGCACTTAACCGAGTTATCGCTGCTCAAGATGAATTTGAGGCTTTACCGGCCCAAATTAGAGCAAGATTCGATAACGACCCTTCAAAATTAATCGAATTTTTAGAAAATTCGGAAAATCGACCAGAAGCCGAGTCACTCGGATTGGTCGATAAAGCAGCTGCCGAAGTCGTAGAAGCTGCTAAAAACACACCTGAAAAGGCGGCTGAATAAGCCGTAGCACAGTTACATTACTTGATGTAACTGTGCTAGGTGACACCAAACCCACAAATGCCCGATAAAAGGAGCTATAAAAATGATGTATAGAAAACCAGTAAATAAAAAACGTTCTGCTCGTTCTTTTAGAAAGAACGCAAAACGTACAAAATCTGCAAATATGCAAAAAGCCCCACAACGTGGAGGCTGGAGGCTCTAAAAAAGCCCCCAGGCACCTCACATGCCTTGCTATCACCCTATAAGTGCATATCAATGCACTGATGGATCAATAGTCTTTTCAGAATTGAAAAGACACGATATATCACGATCATTAAGCTTACCCTGTGGACAATGTATTGGCTGCAGGTTAGAACGCTCACGACAGTGGGCAATTCGTTGCATGCACGAATCCCAAATGCATGAAAAAAATTGTTTTATAACCCTCACTTATGACGATAACCATCTCCCAAGCGATAGATCACTACACTATAGAGACTTTCAGCTCTTTATTAAACGATTACGAAAACGGTATCCTGGACGAAGAATACGTTATTACATGGCTGGAGAATATGGTGAAAACTTTG